TTCTTGCTCGTTACTCCCATAAATTGTCATTGGACCTAGTGTAACTGAGTGTGTAGCACAGCTAGTTAATATTAAAGATAGTAGTATTGCTCTAATCATTCCAAGTCATACTCGGTTTAGTTTGAGTAGCTCCTGTTAATTCTTGTTTACGTTTCTCCATCCATCTAGCTTTAGCTTTCTCTCCTATCAATCCATCAATAGGGCATGGCGTACCAGCATCCATCATAGCTTTCCATACATTTTCGTCTTGGCACATCAGTGATATTGCTGCGACTTTCATACCTAGTTTAGCTAGAACAGACACAGACTTTCTTCTTTCACAATTTGGGTCTGTATAATAGCTTCCAAAAGAGCCTGAGAAGCCTATTACTGTAACACCTGCTGCTAGTGGTATAACACAGCTGTCTTGACCATAAACGCTCATACCAGGCGAATTAGCACTGTTTACAGCAGTCTTTTGATTTGTAGAGTTATTAGTCTCATTATTAGTAGTTGTATTGCTAGATGAACCTGATTGGTAAGTAGTTGCTGACTCATAGCCACCTGTTATTGCGGTATTAGAACCAGCGTTGTTGGACTGGGTGTTTGTGGTGCTGCCTGAGCTTGTTACATCTCCTATAGCATCAGCTATACCATAAGCCAATATAATTACTATCATTACATATATACATTGTTTAGCTATGACTTTCTGCATTTCCATTTCCTAAGTGCTAGTGCTTTCCTTGTTGGTCTTCCCTTAGAATCTTTCATAGGGCCTTTGACACCACCCATTCTTGCACAAAAACTTTTTCTTCTTGCTGCTGCTTTAGAGCCTTTAGGTGCTTTACCAGTTACTGGAGGTTTGAGATTAGCTCCCTCTTTACGTTTAAAGTGAGCTCTACCTGCTGCGTTAAGCCCTCCAGTTTTACTTTGATATTTTTTTAGTACCATTAAGTCCTCGCATATCCAGGTTTCCCTTTGGATGAATTATCTTTAGATTGTTTACGTTTAACTGCAGCACGTCTTTTACCTGCTGACATACTTCTTGCTTTAGCAGACGGCACACACTTAGGATACTTACCTCTTTTCTCACCTTTACTTCTTCCACATGGAGGAAATGAACCGTCAGACCTTGGGTTAGCTATATCTACCCACTTCTCACCTACCCACTTTTTTAGCCCTTTTTGTGCCACTTTTTTTACCTCCAGGTTTTATCCTGCCTGAACATACCCCAGATGCGTACATATTTGCATACGCACTAGGGTATTTTTTAAACTTACGTTTAGCTGCAGCTTTACCTTTTGCACACAGTTTAGCCATTATTTACATTTTCCTTTTTTAACCATGCCTCCATGACCAAATTTTTTCTTTGGCTTCTTAACCATTCCACCATACATATATGATTTAATAACTTTGCTTCCTGGCATTGTTTGCATTCCTACTTTTCCACCTGGCATAACATTTCTCCTATAAAAGTTTTAATATGTCTGTAAATTTATCTGTAGTCAGAACAAAAATAACAATGATTGTCCAGATTATATATTTAAATTTAAAGACCTCTCGTTTTACATCTCTCAAATCAGTTTCAATATGAGTTAGATGATTATGCTTAATGTCGTGCACATCTTTCTTAATAAGCTCAACTTCAAGCGTTAATTCGTTATTGTCTTTCATATCTTTCATTTACTTTCTGCCTTTTTTATTGCATCTGTTTGGTCTTCTATATTAGCAACTTCTATTGGCTCTGGTTCTTCTACTACTACACAGCCTTCAACCATTACATTACTTCTAGCAAATGTTCCATTGGGATACATTAACAAAGGCGTTCTTTTTTTAATTTTATAAGATGACATAGTTTAATACCATAGTTGAATCGTTAGCTAAAGTTCCGCCTGATTTATTTGTTACACTAACTTTAAAAGAACCTGCTGCTACTGTATGTATATCTACATGACACTTAAGACTACACACACCAACAACTACAGACGTAACAAGACATTTATCAGATGTTACAGTAAAGTCAGCTAATACAGCATCGTCAGCTAAAGTCCCGTCTAAAGTTAAAGTATGAGATATGTTGTAATTATTTTCAGTAAAACTACCAGCACTACTTGCTTCATCAGAAGTAGCAGTTGATTTTGCTAGTAATATCCCCGAACCTATTTGTGCTGTAAACTTGTTTGAGGTAAATTGAAAATCATCTGAGTTAGCTATTTTAATATCTATTTGGTCATCTGTATCAGCAGTTATACTGGTATCTGCATCAGCATCTAGAATAAATTCAGCTCCATTTAAATCCCTTGATTCTGATAATATATCTTCAAAGACTTTTGCATTTGGTCTAAGTTCAAATCTATCACCTGCTATAAAAGCCCTAGCCGAAGTATTATCTTGAGCTCTTGTGACTGTCATAGAATCAGTTGAACGAGTAGTAACTTTTACTACTTCAAGATTATTTGAGCTATCAATAAGAGTTGCATAAAAATAATCATCAGAACTGGTAGTAGGAAACTTAGCTCCTTGCCCAGCAGTAAGAGCAACTGTAGTAACAGAATTGTTAATACCAGCTGCTAAAGTTCCAAATGCATTATTTTTTAACTTAACTCCCATAAAGTTCTCCTAAAATGCTAATCCTACTGTTCCGTTAGTGCCTACGATAGGGTGGTCAGCAAAAGCTGCATAGACATATTTATAGTCTGTCCAATTATGAATACCATCTGTATCTCTTAGTTTAAATCCTGTTGAATAAAAATCTAAATCTCCACTACTACTATTTTCAGCATTAGCTGAATTTATTAATATTTTTTGTTCTATTCGGTTTCCTTGCCTACCAGCTGCACCATCTTTAGCAATTTGAGTACAAGCAGTGTCAGTAATCTGCCAGTTTTCATTGCCATCTGTTCTTTTGATAATAACTATTTTTGGTCTAAACCCACAATAAACCATTGGTCCATCTGCACTATCATCACTTCCCCAATATGTTCCAAAATGTGAGTACCCTTGTATTTGTGAAAAACAGTAAGCAACCATATTACATGATGCTTCATTAACTGAATTGTTTGTACCTACCGAAAAAAGAGTTGATGTCGGTGCTGTATCATTCCAATAAGTAGCATCATCAACCCAACCTGATGCTACATTTAATTCCATGTAATCAGTTTGAGGGTCTGTAACTATCTCTGTTGCACCATGATAAACACCCCAGTTGCGACCATTTGTCCTATTTTTTACTATAATAAATTTAGGTGCGACACCTAACCCATGACCAATCGTTGCATTAGCACCTGAACCTGCCCAAGTTACAATAGACATTCCAGCTGTGGTATTAGCTTGTACTGTGCTGGTAATACTTCCTGAACCATTAGAACTTGTTGTGCCACCATTGGCTTTCCATAACCAGCTACGAAAGTAATGACTGGCTTTATTTCCTACTGGGTCAGATGACATATTTGCAATAGTAAACCCAGCAGAATCAAAAGAAGTTAAACTAGCATCAATGACTGATGCACCAGAATTATTATTTTCTGACTGACCTGCATCTGCTTTTAACCACCTTTTAATACCTCTGTTAGAATCATATACGCCCCATTGGTATGCATCTGTTCTATCTTTAGTTATTACAAGGTCAGGTTTAAATCCTACGCCTGTTACACTTACAGCAGAACTACTGCCTGTGTATGTTTTTGCCTCACAATGTGCTGAAGGTTTTGCTACTGTTGCATATGCCATGTTATTCTCCTATCCATAATCTTTAATATTTTTTGTGCATATTGAATAAAAACCAGATGGTGGTGCATATTCAAAAGTTCCGTTATTGTTGTTATCATTGTTTGCTGATGATAAAGCTGTTGTGCCAAATCTTCCTTCTCCAAAGTTCGCATGAATTACAGGATTGTCATAGGTAGAATTGACTCCAGAAACTACTCCCCAAAAGTTTCCTGTTCCTGTGGTAAAAGTTTGATGTGCATAAGCTCCTGTGTTTGGTACTCCTACTCCACTTCCTGTATTATTCCAAGTTCCATTTACTCCGTACCATGCTTTACCATTATCTAAATCTAATGCTAACATCAATATATCTCCATCATCTATAGCTGACCATGAAGCGTATGTTGTTTCACTATTATTGTTAGATAATTCTTTTGAGTCTGCTTTGTAAAAATAACCCTCTCCAAAAGCAAACATACCAGCAGTTTTATTTGGTAAATCTGCTGAAGCATTACCACCATGCCTAAAAAATCCTATTCCTCTATAAGTTCCTGATACACATTTAAACTCTGCATACCATTTACCTTTTAACATAGCATAGTTAATAGCTGTAAATTTCCAAGCACCACCAGTGCCTTGTAAACCTGTACCAGCTTGGATAACAGTATTGTTTCCGTTATTTATATCAAAGGTAGCAAAATTATTACTAAGCGTTGATATAGATTGTTTAAGACTACCACCAACAGTAAATGTGTTACTTTGCCCACTACTGTCTGTGCCTAATGCAGCACTATTTTCAAACTTTAAAAAGGCAGAATTATCTGCTGAATAAGTTACTGATGGGCTAAGAATCGGTTTCCATTCTCCTGTTGTGCTATCATTTTCCCCAAATACTGTTGGAGCATATGACTGTCCCTCAACTATGTGCATATGTGCCATGTGTCCATTCCAAAAGTTTTGTGATGATGAGCCATGTCTTGCACCAACAAGTGTTGCATTACCCGATTTAAACACACCTGTGTCTGTATCTTGGTTTGGTGTTGTTGAATATGCCCATGAAGTAATTTGTTCTCCATTTACATATAACCTAATTCTGTCTCCAGCAGTAGATTGTGTTGTATCTACTCTTAATACTATGTGATACCAAGATGTAGTATCTAATAGCTTTCTGTTAGATTGATAATTAGTTACTAAGGAACTGCTTGTCATGTTAATAAATTTTAACAATCCATCTGACTCTATAGATAAACTTCCATAGTTAGCTCCATCATCTTCAACATCACTACTAAAAATAGTGTTACTACCTGTGCTATAAGATGATTGTTTTACCCATACAGATACTGTGTAAGTTTTTTGATTACCTGATGATGATACTGCTCTTGTTAAATATGAATCTGCCATTAGTTAAATTGTCCTGAATTATTCATTCCTACTGATATGGTTATACTAAATGCCCTATCGGCTGTTTGACTCTCTGCATCTGTTGCCCTTAATGTAAAATTATAAGTCGTTTCACTTGTCGCTGCTGGTGCTGTTCCTGTTATTGCACCAGTCGATGAGTTAAGTGTTAAATTCATGGTACTTGCAGGTGTGTCAGTATTACTGGTTAACACACTCGTAGTTTCACTAAACGCTACTGTTGAGTCTGATGAAGCATCTACATCTAAAGATACTGATGCTCCTGCTGCTACTGTTCCTAAACTACCAGCACTTGTACTCCATGTAGGTGCATCTGATACTGTAAGAATTGCTGATGAGCTACGAGCTGCTAGGCCGTCAGGATTTTCAACTCTAATAAAATATGTTCCATCTGTGCCTAATGTTGCATTGACTGTAAGCTGTGTAGCTGAGTCTCTTGTAATGCTGTTTGGTAAAGTTATAACCCCAGATGAGTTAATAAATTCTACTTGCGGTGTTATAACAAAATTTGTCCCCGCAATAACAAGGTTAGCTGCAGTATTACCTGTAGCTGAAGGAGTTACTCCTGTAACGGTTGGGTATGTAGCTGTTGCTGCTGCTACAAAACTTAATACTCCAGAGCCATCAGTTTTTAATATTTGCCCAGCAGAGCCATCTGCTGTTGGCATTTTAAACAACACGCCATTACTATTGTGCATATTAGAAATATGATGTATGTAATTACCCATGTGAGCATGACTGCTACATTGATAGTACAATAGGTTTGGTGTGTACTCATCAACTTGTATTTGTGTGTACGCACCAGCAGTACCAGGTGTTCCGTTTGTTGATACATTAGTTGTGTAAGCTGTGCTTTTTGCAGCGTTTAAATAAAATCTTAAAGGATGTCCATCATTACTAGAGTCAGCTTGGTCAAATCTGTAGTAGTATGTTTTACCTGTATCTGCACCATCAAACGCTAGAACAGGCGACTCTATGTTGTCTATAAAATAAGCACTACTAGAACCTACGCCTGTATAGGGGTGTGCACCTGTTTTAGTTCCAACAGTTACAGTATGAGTTATAGGGGCTGATGAACTACCCCAATCTGATTTATATTCACTAGCTCGTGTACCATTTAAATCTTCTAAACCTTGTGCAGTAATTCTAAGCTCTATTCTATCACCTGTAGAATAAGCTCTTGCCGAGGTACCTTCTTGAGCTCTAACAACTGTAAGAACATCACTAGACCTTGCAGTACATTTTACAACTTCTAAGTTATTTGAACCATCAATGAGAGTTGCGTAAAAATAATTTGGGCTTGCTGTTACTGGAAACCTAGCATTTCCATGGCCTGAAGCAAGAGTAATACTTGTAGCATCATCTGCAATGCTAGAAGCTAATGTCGAATGAGCATTGTTTTTAAATAGAACGGTCATTAAACAAATCTCCTTTTATTAACTTACAGTTACAGTCCAAGTAATACCTAATGTATCCCCAGAAGCTTTATTAATTACAGAAAACACAGTCCTACATAGCAAAGTTCCGCTTGAACTTGCATTGAGTAGTCCTGCTTCAGTTATTGCTCCAGTGCCTGTTCCTGCTGGAAAAGACGCAACGTAAGCTACAGCATTATCAGTAACAGTTGTAGACGTAAGTGCTACTCGTCCTGCTTCACTGCCAAGAGCAGTATTTCCAGCTGCTGCTGAAGTGCTGCCTGTACCAATAGCCATGTGTGTCATAGCAGTAGCACTAGCATCTTTCATTCTGGATGCAATAAAGTTTTTTCCTGTAGTAACAACTAAATTAGGAACTTCTACTTCCTGTTTAATTTTACCTTCTGGATTGGTAACTGTAATTTTTAAGTCACCTTTCATTTTTATTAAATCACTTATCATAATTTATCCTCTATTCATACCCTCCAGGATTAATTGGAGTTTGGTTAAAATAATGTCCTCCTAATGTAGTGTCATCTACATCAGTATACACGTAATTGATTGCTAATCCACCGCTGTCCCCAGGCGTAACACTGTCTGTTGGTGCTAAACTTGGTTGTAACACTGGCGAATCTGAGACAGAAAAACTATCTGATTTACCTGCAGGTGTTACATTTAGTGCTGGTGAATCTGCTATAGATGGTGTATCTGCTAACTCATATTCAAACTGAACAACAATAGCATCAGACACAGTAACTGGGTCTGGGTCTATATCAGTATCAGATAAATCAAAATCAACTTCAGATTGAAAGATTTTGCTTGGAGTCGCTGAAATACTAGCAGTATCAGCTAAAACTTGTGAGAGATTAAATACTGGAGCATCTGATACAGAAAATGAATCAGTAGAAACCTGACTTACATTTATAACTGGGGTTTCTGTTATAGATGGTGTGTCACTTAAAACAGAACTTACAGTTTTTATATCTACTTCTGATATACTAACTGAAACACCCGCTATATTTCTAGTTGGTATTAATTCATGACTGAATGATATCCTTGTTCCTAAAGCTGAAGATGCAACAACTTCTGTTTCACCAGATACAGCTGAAGAAATGCTACTAACACTTATTGTAAATGATATGGCTGTTGCTGCTAAAGCTGATGTAAGTTTTATATTAGCCATTAGAAACTACTCCTAACTCTAAATTTTAATAAATCATATACTGTGTGCAAACTACCGTTATAATTAACTATAATTTCTCCTTCATACGAACCTTCATCAACATCTAATACACCACCTGAAAAACTAAATTGTATCTTACCATCTGAGCCATCAGTTGTTTTTGCACAACTTATTGTAGATAATACTGATGTTCCACCTACAGCTTTAAATTTTACAGTCACTGAAGTAGTTCCAGCCGATAAATCTAGTGCTGTGTTAGCTACATCATCAGTTAA